CCGTAAAGGTCGCTGGATTGATGGTAGTTTTGTCAAAGAGGAGGATTTACCAGATGAAGTTCGTTCTGTTTAGAATCGAGAAATCTTATCCAGTACATGATGAGAGAGAGTTAAAAAAGTTAGTAGACATTGACAAAATATTCGCTTTTAGAGAAAGTGGAACTTCTATCGAACGTACTATAACATTGGAAACACATAATGGTTTTATGTTTGAATTTAATAAAATCGAATACGAAAACAAGGTATATGATTGCTATAATTTGAATGATGTTTTACATGCATTGAAATCTATCGAAAAGAAAATGGAGAGAGACAAACAATGAGCGATAATGTGAATAAACCAANAATGCCTTGAAGTATCAACTGCGATTCCAGAAGAAGAACGGTCTTGAAGATCTGAAAAAGGCTCGCAAAAATCTGGATTGGTTGATTGAGGAATTTGAGAATGAGAATTAAAACATCGAATGGCGCAATCGTCAGCGTTAATAACATAAAACGCAGCATCACGATTGAAGGAATCGAGCTCGGCTCAGATTGTCAAGCGTTAGTATCTAAACATCAAGACGGCACAAGTACGATCACTTTAGTCTTTGATGGAAAGATTATTTAGAGGAGGTTTGCTATGAGGTTAAGACTAAAAGAATTTAGGCAAGACATGGCTCTATCAGTAGCTCAAATGGCAAAAGAAACCGAAATCTCAGCCAACACATTACATTTATATGAGCGCGGGAGCTATCCTTCTATCAAACAGATTGAAACTATCGCAAAGACTTACGATGTAAATCCTGCTTGGCTGTTAGGATGGACAGAAGATGAAAAACTCCCTGAAGTCAAAATTGTTGAAAAAGTAATTTACAAAGAAAGTCCAACAGCAAGGATTCCAGAATATTTCAATAACAACAACGATGGTAAGATAATCAAGTGGAAAAAATCACGAGTATTTTAAGGAGGTAGCACTTGAGAGCACTAAACAGTCGAGAACTATACTTTTTAGATAGGGAACTTTTGAAATTTAAAGAAGTAGATCATGATATTTGGGTTCGGACAGCTGAAGTTATGGCAAAAAATGGTGAAGAACTCGTAGGTAGCAGAGGAAATCAAATCAGCAAACCTACCGAAAACACCGTCATAAAATTATGCAGCGATGTACCTCTTAAAAATCTGGAGTTGTTCAAAGAAACCGTTGAAACATTCTTAAAGGAACTCACACCAGAACAACGAGAAATTTTTAATTTGAGGTGGGGACAGTCAGAATTGGAATGGGAAGAAATCGCTGGCAAACTATTAGTGAGTGATGCAACCATTTATCGCAAAAGGAAAACAATTTTAAAAACCTATGCAAAAATCAAAGGGATTGCATAAAATGAGAATAAAACCTCTTGTATTCTCACTTTAAACGATATATCATGATAGCATGAACTTCTGAAACAAAAACACACATCACGCTTTGGGAAACATCCTTAATTCTAGTCAAATAAGTTGTCCAACAGAAGTGTCATCAAGAGTCAGCAAAATGCTGGCTTTTTGTTTTATAGAAAGGAGGTAAAACATGGAATATGTATCACCAATAAAAGATAGCGATGACATCCAGGCCATGAAAGATTATCTGAAAGAATGGAATGAGATGTATTACATGCTATTCATCACAGGTCTGAATACCGGCTTGAGAGTCGGAGATATACTCACTTTAAAAGTAAAAGATGTCCAGGGATGGCACATCAAACTGAGGGAACGCAAGACTGGCAAGCAGATAACAAGACGGATGACAAAAGAGCTCAAGAAAGAAATGAGGAGATATGTCGAGGACAAACCATTTCATCATTTCTTATTCAAGAGTAGACAAGGTCAGAATAAAGCAATCACTCGTGAGCGAGCCTATCAAATCATACATGAGGCAGCTGAAGAGCTAGGAATTGATAACGTAGGAACTCACACGATGCGCAAGACTTTTGGATATAAATACTACAATAAGACGAAGGACGTAGGAACATTACAAAAAATGTTCAATCACTCATCACCAGCAATCACGCTTAGATACATAGGAATTGAACAAGCAGAACTTGATGATGCGCTACGGAACTTTGTTATTTAATTTTTTTATTTATCACTTTCACATAATGAGTTAAGCATAAGCTGAAAAAATGAAACGCTTTAAAACCTATGATTAGTAAGGGTTTGAGATTTAGAGTGAGTTTAACAAAATATAAGATATGAGAAAGTGAGAGATAAAATTGGTATAGTCTGAGGAGGTGTCAAGACATGATAACGTGTAAAGATTTAGCAAGTGTAATGACTGACACTGCTGTATACTTAAAGATTGACAACAAAGTGATAGAAGAGGTTGACTATGGAAAGGATTTAAAAAAATACGGAGATTGTATTGTCACAAAAATAGAATATCTGAACTGTGATGTAATCTTTATCCACGCAACCGATCCAAACAAAACCATTGAGGAGTTAGAAAATGAACAGACCGAAACATTATCCATACACAAAAAGTCAGTGGGAAAAAGAAGAAACAACCATCTACACCGGAGAAAACAAACCTTACATGAAACTCACAAGAGAAATAAATAAAATTACTTCTGAAATAAAATGAGAATAAAAGCTATTGTTTTCTCACAAAAAAAGAATTATTATGATAGCATGGATTTCTTGTATGAGAGGGGATAGGTCGTTGGCCTGTCCCTTTTAGTATCGAGAAAGGAGGTTTGAGATGTATAACAAAATTATCAGACCAACCTTGAAGTCTAAGAAGTGGGAGAAGTTCCGTGACAGGATAATGCGCAAGCATGATTATCTTTGTCAAGAAAGTTTGCGTTATGGAATTTCTACTCAAGCAGAAATGGTCCATCATATTTTCCCTGTGTCAGATTATCCTGAACTTGAATTCGTTGAATGGAATTGTTTGCCATTGACAAATAAAAAACATAACACGTTTCATGACAGAGTGAATGACAAAGTAATTAATCAGGGATTGTATTGGCAGAAGAAGCGAAAAAAAGATTTTGAGGATTTTTATAAAGCCCCCCCACCTTTTTAAAATTATTTTTTGGCTATTGGGTACCGGTGAAGGGAACTTTTTCCAAGTCGGAACCCTTCAAACAAAAAGGGGATAAAAACTAAGCAATTTTGGCAGAAGGAGGTAGTTTTTGGCTAAACCTATTACAGCTAAGTCAATCAAGTCAAAAGTAGTCAAGCAGATGAAAGACTTGGGCACTTATCGTAAAGAGTTTGAAATGATAATTGACATCTTTGCAGGAATGCTATATCAGTATCAGAAACTTGCTCAAGATTATGCTGATATGGGTTATCCAGTGACAGACACCTATGTCAATAAGGCTGGCGCAGAGAACGAACGTAAAGTTCCAATCTTGACAGCGATGGAAATTTTGAGGAAAGACATTCTCAGCTACTCTAATCAGCTGATGATGAATCCTAAGTCGCTCGGTGAGATAGTGGAACCTGAAGGAGAATCTGTTCTATCTGAAGTCTTGAAGTTTAAAAATGAAATCAAGAAGAAGCGAGTGACTGGCAATGGGTAATCTTGATAAAACAAAAGAGTATGCCCAGCACGTCATATCCCACAAAGATGAACATTGTGAAGAGAACATTCTTGCAGCCGAACGTTTCTTGCGTGACCTTGAGAATCCAGAATTTGACATGGATGAGGAAATCGTTGATTTCGTTGTCCACTTTATCGAAAACACGATAGTTCATCAGCAGGGTGATGATATGTTTGCGGTGTCCATCCGCAATAAACCCTTACTCTTGCAACTGTGGCAACACTTTGTAGTAGTCAATCTGTTTGGATTTTACTACAAGGGCACTAATGAGCGTAGATTCAAAGAAGCGCTTATCATGCTCGCTCGAAAGAATGGGAAGACCTCGTTTACTGCTGCAATCGCTCTAGCCTATCAGATATTAGACACGGATAGCGGTTCAAAATGCTACATCGTGGCCAACTCAGTCAAGCAAGCGATGGAAGCCTTTGGATTCTTGAAGTTCAATGTTGATCGATGGAATGACAAGAACATTCGTATCAAGGATAACAACCAGGAACACTCAATAACCGCAAACTTTGGCGATGAAGGCTCTTTCTTTATCCAGGCACTGGCCAACGATGAGAGCCGTTTGGACTCATTGAACGGGAACGTTATTATTCTAGATGAAGCTCACACGATGAGAAACAGTAAGAAATACGGACTTATGAAGAAAACAATGTCAGCATACCGAAACAGTATGCTTTTTGTTATCTCTACTGCTGGTGATATTCCTACCGGATTTCTTGCTAACCGTCTAAAATACTGTCAAAAGGTCCTTAAACAATTGGTCAAGGATGATTCCTTGTTCATGTTTATCTGCAAAGCTGACCAAAACACAGATGGCGATGTAGGAGATTACTTGGACGAAAACGTTCTAAAAAAAGCTAACCCTTCATGGGGTGTGACGGTGTCGCTCAAGGCTCTTAAAGAAGAAGCAGAGCAAGCTATGAACGATCCACAGACAAGAAATGAGTTTTTTAACAAGACTTTGAATGTCTTCACAAACTCAATGAACGCTTATTTCAATCCTGATGAATTTATTGCTTCAGACAGTTGTTACGATTGGACTTTGGAAGAACTGGCACGCTTGCCTATCCAGTGGTATGGTGGGGCTGACTTGTCAAGGTTGCATGACTTGACCGCTGCTGCTCTTTATGGGGTTTACCATGATGGTGAGAAAGATGTTGATATTTGCATCACACACGCTTTCTTTCCTCGTGTCAACGCTCAAAAGAAAGCCAATGATGACGGGATTCCACTCTTTGGCTGGCAGTCTGATGGTTGGCTAACGATGAGCAATACTCCGACCGTACTCTATGATGATATTGTTAAATGGTTTATCAAGATGAGGGAGAAAGGGTTCAAGATTGCTGCTGTCGGAATGGATAGGAAGTTTGGCCGTGAGTTCCTGACGAAGATGAAACAAGCTCGCTTCAAGATGATTGACCAACCCCAACTTTTTTGGCTTAAATCAGAGGGCTTCAGACGAATTGAGTTCAAAGTTAAGAATAAAGAATTTTATTATCTTCATTCTGACGCTTACGAATACTGTGTGAGCAACGTTAGAGCAATTGAAAAGGTGGATGACGCTGTGCAATATGAAAAATTAGATGGTGACGGTGGTACTGCAAGGATTGACTTGTTTGATGCTAGCGTCTTTGCTTGTATTCAGGCTCTTGCAAACCTTGGCAAGAACCAAGATGTCATGAGCTTCTTCAAGTAGAGGGAAAGGAGGTGAGAAAATGGGGCTTTTAGATAGGATTTTGAAACGAGGTAAAACTCAAAGTGGCACAAATGTCATCACTCATTCAGACTTTGGTTTGTTTCTTGATGGCGATGGTTATGTTCCTTTAGCTCGCAATCCTGATGTGATTGCAGCAGTCAACAAGGTTGCTGATATGGTATCTAACATGACCATTCATTTGATGGAAAATACTGACAAAGGTGACATCCGAATTAAAGACGGACTAGCTAGAAAAATCGATGTAAACCCATGCGACAATATGACTCGTAAGACTTGGATTTTCAAGATTGTGCGTGACCTATTATTGTTTGGTGATGGTAATTCGGTTCTTCATGTCGAGTATGATCCTGTGAATGATTATATTTTGAATTTGAAACCATTTGCGATGAGTGAAGTATCTTTCAGAAGTGACGATAATGGTTATGTCGTGAATTATCGCGGTACTGATTACTATCCAAGTGAAATCGTACACTTTGCAATTAATCCAGATCCAGACAATCCATTTGTCGGAACTGGTTATAGGCTTGCTCTGAGAGATATTGTTAGGAATTTAAACCTTGCTACTCAAATCAAAAAAGGATTTATGAGCGGGAAAAACGTTCCGAGCCTAATCGTGAAAGTTGATTCTTCGAGTGGAGACTTAGCAACTCAAGAAGGGCGCGACTTGGTCGCTAAGAAATATCTTAGCACTAGTCAAGCAGGTGAACCGTGGATTGTTCCAGAAGCTCTCATGAGTGTTGAGCAGGTAAAACCACTCAGTTTGAAAGATATTGCTATCAATGAATCTGTTGAAATTGATAAGAAAACAGTTGCTGGACTTTTGGGAGTTCCAGCTTTTATTTTGGGAGTTGGAAGTTTCGACAAAGAAGAATACAACAACTTTGTCAACACAACAGTCATGAGCATTGCAACGACAATCACTCAGACCTTAACTAGAGACTTACTAGTTTCAAACAATCGGTATTTTAAACTTAACGCTCGTTCGCTTTATTCTTACGACATTACAGAATTGTCATCAGTAG